TCAATTCTTAAATAATATTAACCAATATATTTCTTCTCCTAGAAAAGAAAAATTATTGGCGTTCTATAAAAAATATGAAGATAGGCTTATTTTGATGCCTGCCGCTCATAAAAAGGAATACCATAATGCTTTTCCTGGAGGGTATATTGAGCACGTAAATAGAGTAGTAGATGCTGCTATTAAATTTCACTCCTTATGGGAAGAATTTGAAGCAGATATGTCAAATTTTACTACTGAAGAATTAGTATTCTCTGCTATTAACCATGATCTGGGTAAAATGGGTGATGAAGATCATGAATCCTACATCCCCCAGACTGATCAATGGAGAAAAGATAAATTGGGAGAAGATTACATGTTTAATAACCAACTTCCATTTTCTTCCGTTCCAGATAGAGGATTATTCCTACTACAGTCCCATGGTATCTCATATACCTTTAATGAAATGGTAGCTATTCAGACTCATGACGGGTTATATGATGAAGGCAATAAAAAATATTTATTAAATTTCATGCCAGAACAAAAACCTAGAACATGTTTGCCTTACATTCTTCACCAAGCAGACCTATTGGCTGCTAGAGTTGAATTTGAAAAAGAATGGTTGCCTAAATTTAAAGAAAAAAAACAAGATAATTTGGAGACACCAAAAAAGAGTTATACATTGAATAATAAAACTAATACAAAAACCAAAGCTTTAGGTAGTATATCAAGTGTTGGTTTAAAAAATATGTTAGACGATTTATAATATGATAGAAACTATAATAATTTTAGGAATAGTGGTCGTGGTCCTCGGATACACGACCATTAACCTTCTATTCAAAAACGAAAAAGCCGAGGATATAATTGTATCCCAACAAAAGTATATTTCTTCAATTACAGAAATAATTAATAATTCTGAAAAAAGATTAGGAGAGATAGACGAAAAGGAAATTTTTAAATCTGATGACGAAATTGGATGGTTTTTCAACGAAATTAAAAAAATCCAAAATATCCTCTCTCAGTACAAAAATTAAATTTTTTATGATAAAAAAAAGAAAACCTAAGAGTAAAAACTACTTTACTCAAGAAACCGAGGATTATATTGTATGAAAGACATATTCACTACGCATTTTTTAAACTTACCCAGAATATAATTCACACATTTAAATTTTATCACACCGAAGTTGAGGAGTTAGAACATCTACAACATGAAATAATTACCTTTCTTTTATCTAAAATTCACCTATTTGATCCTTCTAGAGGAGCTAAAGCATATTCATACTTTGGAACTATAGTTAAAAGATGGCTTATATTATATAATACTAAAAACTATAATAAAAAAGTAAATAAAACTGAAATTGGTGAATTAGACAAAGAAGGTACTACACATTTCTATACTTTAGAAGATAATTCTAAAAATGAACTAGACAAATATCTAGATTTGTATGTAGAGTATTGTAGTAAAAATATATTTCATTTATTCCCAAAAAAGAATGATGCTCAAGTAGCAGATGCAATACTTGAAATTTTTAGAAATAGAGAAAATTTAGAAATTTTTAATAAGAAGGCACTTTACATTTATATTCGAGAAATAATAGATGTAAAAACTCCTAAAATAACTAAGATATCTAATGAATTATATGATATCTTTAAAACAAACTATGTTTTTTATCTTGAAAACGGATACGCTAAATTTTAAAATCTTTTTATATCTATATTTATAACAAAATAAATATTATGGGATCATTAGATAGTGTAGTATTTGGGAAGAAAAAATTCTCAGATATACTAGGTGAAATATACGATAACCAAAAAAGAAAAGAAAAACAAATCTCTGGATTGATTGCTGAGCTTAAACCTCTTATTAATGATATAGGGGATGCTACTTTAATTGTGCCCCTCATTAAAGAATATCTAGAAATTGGCGTAAAAAACGACGAACAATTAATTAAAATGTCCACTATCGTGCAACGCGCGTTAAATAGTAGTAGTGGTGAAGAATCGCTGGGGATTACCGAAGAAGAAAAACAACAATTACTTGAAGAACTAGAAAAAATTACCCCTAATCCAGACAAAAAATGATAGGTAGTAAATTTGGGTTTGCAGGAATAAATCAACCCTATAAGTCAGATTCTTCAATTAGTGCTATAAACCGGCAAATTGGAAATTTAAGTAATAAACTTATTCCGGCTCGTGTAGTTGATATAATACTTGATGAAACTCACCCTGATTTTGAAAGTTTCGGAGAATGGAATAGTATTGGTATTATAAAATATGAATTAATTCTTTCTCCTGAGGGGGAAAGATTTGGACAAAATATAGCTAAACCATTACTGGCCAATTCAAAAACTTTACCTTTAAAAAATGAAATTGTATTTTTAATAAGTCTTCCCGATACAAATTCATTAAATAACTTAACTGATAATGAAATTTTTTATTATCTTAATGTAGTATCTTTATGGAATCACCCCCACCATAATGCTTTTCCTAATCCCCTAAATAATAGTACCATACCTGAATCCCAGAAAAAGGATTACAGATCAATAGAAATTGGGAATGTTAGAAGGGTAACAGATAATTCTACTGAGATTAATTTAAATGCTACAAATAATAGTGGGGGGAAATTTATTGAGCGAATAGATATTCACCCAATATTACCATTTACAGGTGATAATATATTTGAGGGAAGATTTGGGAACAGTATTCGTTTAGGTAGTACTATAAAATCTAATAGCTTATATCAAAATAATTGGTCTACAACAGGACAAGAGGGTGATCCTATAACTATTATAAGAAATGGCCAACCTCTTAATTCCCCAGATGAAGGATGGTTACCTACAGTAGAAAATATAAATAATGATTTATCTTCTATTTATCTTACTACTACTCAAAGAATACCTATAAATGTCTCTAGCAAAAATTACTCCGGTATTTCTGCAGATCAAATCCCAGCTTATCCTATTTCATATAAAGAAAATCAAATAATACTAAACTCAGGAAGAATTTTATTTAATTCTACTACAGATAGTATTCTTTTATCATCTCAAAAAGTTATATCAATATCCGCAAATGAAGATATAGGAATTAGTACTAGAAAAAATATTACTTTAACCGGGGATTTAATCAAATTAGGTGGAATTAATGCTGGTGAATCTTTACTTTTGGGGGATAGTTTTATAAGACAATTTACAGTATTGTTAGAAACTATGAATTTACTTTGTGATGCCTTAGTAGCAGAACCAGCATTAAAAGGAGGTACACCCGCTGCTGCTTCTCAGTTAAAAACTATAACTAATCTTATAAAGAATAAAAATTATTTATCTAGATTTTCTAAAACTTTATAAATGGGAGAAGAACAATTATTACAGTTAGCCCAACAATTTCTTTTTTCGGATACAGGGAAAAAAATAATAGGTGAAGATGTTGATTTAAATTCACTTAAAAAACAAATTACATCCGAAATACAATCTAGGACATTAGAATTACAATCTGATGCTGGGGGGGAAGATTCATCTAAAAAACCTTCCCAAACCCGAGAAGAAAGAAAAACAGCTCGTCAAGATGAAAGAACCCAAAATCGTGAAGAGAGAGAAAAACGGGTACAAGAAAGAAAAGAAGAAAGAGAAAAACAAGCAGAAGAAAGAAGAAAAAGAGGGGGAACTGTAGGACAATTTATCCCTGAGTTTGGAACCTATACTACTTCAGGTAGAGTATTTGACCAATTTACAAAAAATCCTTTAGAGGGAGTTAAAGTCCAAATAGCAATTAAAGACCCCAATACTGGTGGGGTAATTCCTATTTCAGGAGAAAGAGTAAAAGAGGAAGGGGGAGTTACAAAAAAAGATATATACACAACTAATGATGGTTCTTTTATAATTAGTTATCGTTTACCATATCTTCCTTATAATAATAAATTATTAGTTGAAGCTTATGTTTTATATACCAAAGAATCATATTTGCCTCTCCCTCAATCTTTATTAACAGGAGAAAGAGAAGTTAAAACCGATTTACCTATTTTTTCATTAGTTGATTTAAATCAAGCTGCAAATGATGCTTTACCTGAATATTTGGGTGAATATTATCCTATATACAAAACTACAAGAGAGGCTCTTTTAGCCCCTAAAGAAAAAGTTTTAGTTTTTAGAAAACAGCAAATACTAAAAAGTATAGAAACTATACAAACCCGATTACTTCCTTTAGCTATTGGGTTATTGTTAACTTTTGGTATTACCAAATTAAGTGAAAAAAATCAAAAAGTATGTCCTTCTGCTTCTGCTTTAAACGCTAATGTTGAACGTAGAAATAGAGTTGTTAGACAATTAAATCAAATATTCAAGCAAATTACTTTAAACACTGCCATAGCTGCAGCTCTTACTGCCATAGCTGCTTTATTAAAGTCTAATAAAAGTATTATTTTAAACCTACCTTTACCTTTAGGTGCTCCTGTAGGAGTAGGAGTTCCATACAGTGCAGTTGCTAAACTACAAGCAGTAGAACAAGTATTAACTGAATTAGAAAGTGATAATGTTGAATTAAATAAACAAATTGTAAATGGTTTAATTTTATTAACTGCTGCAATTACTACAATATTAGTTTTATTAAAATTATTGGATGAAATGACTCAGGAATGTGCCGTTGAACTTAATGTCCAACCCGAAGCTATATCGCAAGAGTTAATAGATCTGTCAAATGAAGCTAATGAGGAGGGAGTAACCTCACCAAATTCCGTAAATGGATTTGATTTAGAAGTTCAAGCTATAGATCAAGATTCAGTAGGTAAATTAAAAAGAAGACAAGCAATTGGAAAAAATTCTCAAGGTATAATAACAATCAAAGGAGAACCTTCATTTAGTTCCAGTGATCAAATATTAATTAACGAACTAGCATTTTATATTCAATCAAATAATTTAAAAGCATTCTAAAACCATATTTATAACATATACTAATATTATGAAATTAGACATATT